TCGCAAACGAGGCGAATCACCTCCAGGGCTACATCCAGTGGAATTGCCGAAATTCGACGATAGAGGACAACACGATCGTTCGTAGCGGCATCGGCATCTATGCGAAGGTGGATGGCAGTTATGGTGGTACAATCCGCAGGAACTATGTTGACACCAGTAACAATACTGACTGGGCAGCTGGTTTGCTAGACTGGGCTGGTAATGCGCCAACATCTGTTGTTGGTGGTTCAATTCTATCCATAACCAATAATGTGATTGTGTCAATGGAGTGCTTGGCGCTCCACAGAGGCGGAACTGCTCAGAGAATGATGTCTGAAACGCTGGAGGTGTACAACAATACGCTGATTCATGCCGGTGGAAGTAACGGGCCGGGATCATACTTGATGGCATCAGCTAACTCTCCTGGTTCCAAAGTGTATAACAACTTGTGTAGTAATAGAAATGCTGCTGGTAGTGTCAAGGCACTGACTATAATGGAATCAGAGTATGGTGCAATGAGCTTGTGTGTTGGTCCACAGGCTATCATTGATTACAATGCGTATGCGGGTACGCAGAACAAGTGGACAACATTCGCCAACGGTGCATCTACATACCCTAGCAACTTCTACACCGGATTGCCTGCATGGCGTACGGCTAATGCTGGGGCAACTGGTGGAGAACAGCACTCACAGTTGATAACAGATCCTAGCTGGGTAAATACCGGGGCGTATGCGCAACGTTATAGATTAAATGGCGGTAGCACGGCAGTGAACGCTGGTAAGGTTGGTGGTATAGTGTCTGGTGGTGCTACCGATCTTGGTGCTTATGGTAACGGTAACACTCGTGTTGGCTGCGATTTCGCAACTGAGTAACTATGGCATACGGTAGCGCAGCATATAGTTTTGACTCTGCTGATGGTGCAGGAACAGTTACGTTAGCTGTACCCTCGGGGGCATTACTTATACTTGTTGGTATGAGTAGTGGTGGCAGTGATACGATAACTTTCCCTAGTGGACAGGGTTTTACAACTGGTGTTACTGGCGCTGATAACGTTAGTAATAATGGAAGTAATGGTACTATAAAGTGGGCTTATAAAATTGCTGGAGGCAGTGAGCCAGGAAGCTATGACATATCAAATGGTAGTGGTGCTGATCTAGCTATTGGTGCTATATACTTTACGGGACGCTCAGCTGCTGCATTAACTAACTACTTGGCAACGACTGGCCCTTCAGGTAGTGCCTTTCCTGGAGCTACCCCCATATCGCTTAGTGGCATAACCGCACTTGCTTTGGATGACATCTTGGTAATTGAAGGTATCTGCCAAGGTTACACGAACGAAACATACACATTCACAGCTCCAACCAACTACACTCAACGTAGTTCTGTCAGCGCTTCTGTTATAAGTCTTGGTTTTGCTACCAGAAATGCTGTTAGTGCTGGAGCGACTGGTGCCCTAGCGCCTAGTGTTACGTCTGCTAGTGGCGGTAGTGGTGATGCTTTTGGTATAGTTATCTCTCTTCCCATCGGTGTCTTGTCCCTAGCTGTTGATAGTGCCGACGCGGTGGGACAGGGACAATCGGTTACAATGCCGATTAGCATGCCTATAACCAGCGGACAGGCTGTTGCTGAGGGTTTTGGCGTATCCCTGCTATTCGACCAAGCATATGTACTTCCCGTGTCGAGTGTGGATATAGTAGCTGAAGGGCAAGATATTCCTTTCATACTGACACAGCCTGGTGTAGATGCAGATATAGTGGGTGAAGGTCAATCTATCAACTTACTGTTTCTGGATACTGTCATATCTAGTGACGCGGTAGCCGAGGGGCAAGCAATCACCCTGGTGTTTGGTGGCAATACTAGTATAACAGTACAAAGTGCTGATATAGTGATTGCGGAGGGTAGTGTCAACCTGACACCAACTGGTATAGTGGCAACTAGCGAGAACTTCATTAAGGCAATGGTCCGTTCTTTCGTTAAGCTAATGGCCTTCACCCCTGTTAACATAGGGCATGTGTGATGGCAACCAAGGAACGCCTAATCATCGAGAGTATGTTCAAAATCGTTAGTAAGGATAGCGAAGATGTACCATTCACCCTTAACTATCACCAAGCCAAGTTGGATAATGAACTTACTGGACGAGACATTGTTCCGAAAGCGCGACAGCTTGGAATTAGCGCATACTTCCTTGCGCGATACCTCGCCGGATGTTTATCCATTAGAAATACAAGGGCCGTCGTTATTAGCCATGATAGAGAATCTACTGAACGAGCCCTTGGACGAGTCCACTATATGCTGGAAAACATACGTGGACCAAAGGCAGTCATATCTAACTCGTCAAAGGGGGAGATAGTCTTCCCCAAGACTAACAGTACCTTCTTCATAGGCACTGCAGGCGCACGTAAGTTTGGTCGTGGTGATATGATCACTCGGCTACACTGCAGTGAGGTGGCATACTGGGAAGATCCGAAGGCACTAACTGCTGGTTTGTTCCAAGCTGTGCCGAGGGATGGCGAGATAGCGATAGAAAGTACTGGTAATGGTAGCGGTAACTGGTATCACAGGCAGTGCGTTCGAGCGTATGAGGGTAAAAGTCGTTATCGTATCCATTTCTTTGATTGGTTGAAGGAGCCAGGGTATGCTGTCCCGTTGGATGAAGACGCAAAGGCTAAATTGTTGAGTGAACTAAGTGATGAACTAGAAGAGCCTAAGTTATACGAACAGGGCGTTACGCTAGAACAACTTGCCTTTAGGCGTGAGAAGCTGGATGAACTCGACTATGACTTGCGCCTGTTCAAGGCGGAATACCCAATGACCTTTGATGAGTGTTTCCAGAGCACTGGTTACTCCTTCTTCAGCATCATCAAGCATGTGCAGACAGACGAGTGGGTGCATATGAAGGAAGTGGATCAATGCCTGTGGGCACTGGTTGATGAGTATAAACACCATCAGTCTAGGTATGCCATAGGCGTGGACGTGGGTGGTGGCGTTAGGCGAAACAGAAGCGTGATACAAGTAATAGATCTGTTTAAGTGGAAACAGGTGGCGGAATGGGTCAGTGATACAACGAGTCCTGATGTATTGGCGCGTAAGGTGATAGAGTTGGGGAGGCATTATAACGATGCCTTTGTTACCGTTGAGACGAACAACCACGGTGCCGTCACTTTGCTAAAGCTGATCGAGGGCTTTCCCAAGGCTGATGACAAGTTGGAAGGGTATCCGCAACACCTCCTGTTTAAGAACGATAAGGAGAATGACACATTGCTGAGTTATGGATATAAAACTACTCAACGCACAAGACCTATTATTATTGGCGGCCTTAGAAAGGAGTTCATCGAAGGATTCGTCATCCACAGCACCACATGCAAAGATGAACTCAATACTTTTATCGAAGATGATAATGGCAAACTTGTCGCCGCAGAGGGCTGCTTCGATGATCGCGTATTATCTCTCGCGATAGGTGTCGAAGGCGCTCGCTCCAGTCCCTACATCTATGAGAGGGAGGATAGAGAGAAGCGAATAATGGAGAGTCAAAAGGACTTGTTCGATCTTGACACTGTGCTGGCTGAATTACGCAATCGTTCGAGTGTGGAGAAGGGCTCCTTCCCTATACCTTATCAGGACATAGAGAGCTATAATGCAAATTCTCGTTATCACTAAAGACCTACGATCGATAGGGCTGGCTAGTCGCCTAGTGAGTGAAGGTCACGACGTAGCTGTATCCAGTACGGTGAAGTTACCTGAGACCTACGGCTTTTTCACTAAGGCTAGTCATGTATACAATGCTATAAAGGATTGCAAGTTCATTGTGGCCGATGCGGTGGATGATCAGAAAGTGTATGAATGGGCAAAAACGTTCAATAAGCCCATAATCGGTTGTTCCCCCATGACGGACTTGATGAACAAGGACTGTTATCGTGAATATACGATTGGCCAACGCCTAGGTGTGGTGATGCCACCCACCGAGGTGATTAACGATATGAGTGAGATGTTTGGTAAAGTGGTTGATTGGAACCCAACGCGTACGTTGGTACGGTACGATAGAGAGACCATAACGTGCGACCACCAGCAATGGCTTAGTTGGGCCATGTACAAGCTTCCATTGAACAAAAAGATCCTGTTACAAACACCTAGCTTTGGTGAAGAACTGACTGTGACTGGTTGGTTCGATGGAACTAAGTGGGTAAGGCCATTTATCCTTAAGACGAATAAGGAGAGTGATCTTGGTGCCAGCCTCATGCTTGGCTTGTATGAGAGGGAATGGACGAAGAAAGTGATTGAACCTTGGGGTGAGTTTTTGCGTAAGGTGGACTATCGTGGCCCTTTCACCGTGCGTGCTCTCGCAAGCAAGCAGGCGGTGCAGATAATTAGCACACACACTGGTATTGAATTTCCCTCTATCTATGCCTACTTCGAGGGACTTAAGGAGCCAATCGGTGAATTCCTCAACAAGATAGCCTTTGGTGTATGTGATAAGGTGGATTACACTAGTGACTATATTAGCTCCATTGTTGTGAGGACTAACCTGAAGGATCCTGAAGGTATTCCTATCATAGGCATAGATAGTGGTAACTCCAAACACCTGTTTTTCGGCAGTGTTAGGAAGAATGAGGAAGAAATAGTCGTCATGCCCGGCCCTTGGATTTACACGGTGACCGCCCACGGCCGTGATCCTGATGAATCCTTTGGTCGGGCATACCATACTAACACTGTGGTTAGGGTACCTGAACCTAGCTATGCCACTAACATGAGTAGTGTGTATAAGCCGTGGCTTAATAAACTAAAGAACCTGGAGTTAATCTAATGCAGGGTTACGATAAGGGAAGACCTGACGTAGCCTACTGGTTACGGCAAATCAGGCTTGGGCTTGAGTACAGAAAGCGCTGTGCCTACGAGGAGAAGTGGGCACGCTGGCGTAATTACTACAGGGGGCTGTGGTCACCCGATGTACTGCCAAGCAACTTGTTCTTTAAAATGCTCCGGACGATGGTTCCACGTATCTATTTTCATGACCCTAGCGTGAGTGTGCAAAGCGCAAGGGCGGGGCTTGAATATGCGCTGATGGCGCAAATGCTCGAGCGTATTGACAATCAGTTGATTCAGAAAATGGGCTTGAAGAAACAAATCAAAGGGATGGTACGTGACAACTTTATGTTCGGCACGGCTATTGGCAAACTGGGATTTGGCTCCCAATATCAGAGTACGCCCGAGTCGCTTGGTACTACACAAGCTCCTTTGGTGCGTGGTAAGGAAGCCATCGAGTACAACATTAACATACAGCCGAATATGCCATGGTTTCTTCGGAACGCACCAGGTAACTATGTTATTGAAAGTGGAGTGGCAGACAAAGATGAAGCTCGTTGGGATTGTTTTATCATTCGGCGTACTGTTGAAGACATTAAAAGTGACCCAAGATTGAGGAATAATAAGGATATTAAGCCAGCCACTTATAGGTTAGACACCCGGGAGAAGCTCGAACTCCGTAATCCAGTGGACTGCACGGATTTGTATGAAATACGTGACAGGAAAACAGGAAAGGTGTTCATCATCAGCCCCAGCATGAATGACAAAACCCTGTTGTTTGAGGACGATGAGTTCTTTCGTCTTGGCATAGATGTGACGAATCCACTCGTCTTTAATGATGATGATGAGAACTTTTGGGGTGTCCCTGACGCACAGATACTAGAACCGAATCAGCTTGAGATTAATGAAACAAGGACGATGAAGATGTACCATAGGCGCTTGAGTGTCCTAAAAATACTTGCGCAACGGAATGCAATAAAGCAAGAGGAAGTAGACAAGCTGTTGAGTAGTGATGTAGCTGCAGTTGCTTTCACTGAAAGCAACCCGGAAAGTGCTATTAAAATACTGACTGGGAATAACATACCGAGTGATTTGACTGAAAACGAAATGGCGGTAATGCAAGATGTGCGAGAGTCACTCGGTTTCAGTCGAAACGAGTTCGGTGAGTATAAGCCTGGCTCTCATAGCCCAACTGCAACTGAAGCTAGCGCTGTTAAGGCAGCAAGTGAAATTCGCGTCGATGAGCGTAGAGACCTTATCGCAGATATGCTTGTTAAGACCACGACAGACATTCATCCCATTATCTTCAATCACTGGAATCAAGAGCAGGTTATAGACATAGCTGGACCGTTGGGCATCCAGTTGTGGGTCACCTTCCGTCCCACCATGTTAAAGCGTGGTCAATATCAAGTAAAGGTCGATCCTGACAGCTCGGTACCTGAGACAAAGGATGTGAGACAAACCAAAGCGTTGACTGCCTATCAGATACTTAAGGACAATCCGCTTATTGATCCAACCAAACTTACCAAGTACTTGTTGAGGGAATTGCATGGAGTTTCGTTTGATGACATGATGGTGCCAATGCAAGGACCAGGAATGACACCTGATCAGCCTATTGGTATGGACCAGTTACCGCAGATGTATCAGAAAATGGCTGGTGCGCAGAGACGTTTACCAGCACCTAGTGGAGGACAATCGTGATTTACGAAATGCAGTGTGATAAGTGTGGTGCGGTTGATGATGTCCAAGCGACACTTGCACAACACGAAGTGCTTGTAAAGCCTGGTATTAGATGTAGTTGTGGCGGTATGTTTAGGCAAATCTTCACAGCTGTAAGGGGTGTGTTTGCGCGTGAAGGTTTCCCTAAAGGTGACCCTCAGTGGGAACACGCTAGTCCGGATCCCCTTTACATAAGGGATAAGGTCCACCTAAGGGATGTGTGTCAAGAACACGGGAACGTGTCCCGTTACTTGGAAGATGCAGGATAGAGGAGCATTCAAATTTTGAACACCAGCGAAGGGACGAAAGTTACTGTACTACAGACGTTAGTTGTACAATTCATGTCGGACGGTTCACTCACTGTTAAGCTGAGTGGAGTGGATGGAATCAACGCCAGGAAGCAACAAGTCATGGCGGCTATGGTAGAAAAGGAAGTTGATAGACAGCGAGCGATCGTTAGATGTGCAGGTACGATGGAACTTCACAAAAGACGCGAAGAAACCAAACTGATTGAAACAAAGACGGATGGAGAGCAAAATGGCGATTGATCCACTGACCTATGAACTTGCGAAAGACCCAGCATTCCTCGAACTCGGTAAGTTACTTAAGGGTATCACCACCGTAGTGCAGCAGCAAAGCCAAACTATCGGTGGCCTCCGCACGTTGATGGAAACGACGGCAGCTAAAGCAAAGGAGGTTGTTAAAGAGGTCAAAGAGGAACCTGAAGACCTGGAGGAGATGAGCAAAAAGGATCTTGCTGACCTCATCCTCGGTAAGGTAGGTAGCTTGCTTGAGACCAAACTGACGGAGATGGGCACCAAGATGGATGGTGCGCTACAAAAGGTGAACAACCGTTTCATCAGTGATGATGTAACGAAGTTTGCTGGAGACACCAAGGACTTTAAAGACTGGGAAGGTGAAATGGGTGCCCTGGCGAAAGGACATCCTACCCTCAGCATCAAGGATCTGTACGTACTTGCGAAGGCGCAGAATCCAGACAAAGTCAAGGAAGTGGATACGAAGTATGCTGATAAGACGACAAAGGATGATGCTAGATTACAGCTATTTGGAGGATTTCGACCAACTACCAATGGAGACGCTAGCGGTAGTGGTGATGGCAAGGAAGCTAAAAAGATGACGGTTGATGAGGCTCTAGAGAAAAGTTGGGAAGAAGCAACGGCTAGCTTCCCGGCGCTTGCTCGTATGGGAGATGACGCAGTTGACTGATTTCACTCACAAACTGTACCTAATTGGAGAACAGCTATGCCTGGTTCACTAACTGAGGTACTGGACAATATTTACGCTAGCACTTGGCAGCACATGCGAGATGCTATTATTGACAACGTCTTTAATAGCACTCCATTCTGGTACTGGCTGAAAGAGAAAGGTAAATTGCGTCCGGTATCTGGCGGAAGACATATCCTTGAAACACTGGAATACGCTGAGAATGATGGCGTTGGGTTCATTGGTCGTGGTGGGACTGTACCGCTTAACGACCGTGAGTTCCTGACTAACGCTATCTATGATTGGCGCTACCTTCAGGCACCTATCGTACGATTTGGCGTGGACGACCAGAAGAATAGGGGTAAAACCCGAATCCTGGACCTTGCCAAGGCGAAGATGGGTAATGCGCAGGAGTCCCTTATTACGGTGTTGGAAACAACGCTATTTGCTGCTGCCGGCAGTGAGGGTGGCGCATTCGATGGTTTGCAGCTCCTGGTGAAAGATGACCCAACGACGACAACTCAAGTGGGTCAGATTGATCAGGGTGCTGAGACATGGTGGCGCAATAAGACTGACACCATGACTGGTGTCAGTTTCGCAACCGCTGGTACTGCTCGTATGCGAACTATGATGAACAACTGTCAGAACAATCGCATGCAGGATCGTCCGGACATCATCGTAACTACGCAGTTCGCGCATGAACAGTATGAAGATAACGTGCTTGACAAATATCAGATTCACAATCAGAAGCTGACGGACCTGGGCTTCGAGAATTTGGTATTCAAGAGCACTCCCCTTGTGTGGAGTCCGTCATGCGTTACGGGGAACATGTATTTCCTTAATACGCGTTTCCTGAACTTTGTGTATGACCCAGCCGTTTACTTTGATATGACGGAGTGGAAAGCCATCCCTGATCAGATCAACGATCGGGCTGCACAGATCATCACGGCATGCTCCATGACCACTAACCGTCGACGCGTGCAGGGTGTACTGCGCGGCATCGACACGGTTTAAGGAGAAACTTATGGGTGTTAACAACACTTCGATGAAAAAGGTCTGGAGCACGCGCCTGACTGATACTAGCATTACCGACAAGGAAGGTATCGGTGCTATTCGTTTTGAAGGTGCGAAAATCTACAAGTATGTTAAGTACAACAGTGGTAGCGGTCCCGTAGCTGCTGTTGCTGGTAACATGGCTTATTACCACGGTGACGATGCTTATACGGCAACGGCAGCTGAGGTAACTAGCGACTTGACGGATGCAGCTGCGGCGCCCATCGCTGCTGGTATGTTGATGGCAGTTATTGCCACTGGCAGCTATGGTTGGGTACAGATTAAGGGTGTCGCCACCCTGACTACTGCACTTACCGCTGGCGCCGATGGTAACGCGTTGACTGCTGTCGGTTCAACGGACGGTACACTGGATGTCAGTGCGCTAGTGACGGATCACATCTGTGCGGTAGCGCTCGATGCTAGTGCGAAAATAGTCCTGTTGGATTGCCCTTGGTAGCTTAACATGGCGGGAGGTTACTAACCGCCATTCTCTTGATGTGGGGATACGAATGTGAGCATACTAGACATTACTGGCATAAAGAGTGAAGTGCGGGCTGCACTTGGTGGGCGTACTGACACGGATGATCGTCTAATCGGTGCACTTAACTTAAGTCAGATGCGTCTCGCACGCTTACATGATTTCGACGAGTTGCGTTCCATCATACCGATTAATACAGCCGTAACGGCTAGTGCGGCAGCTGATAAGGTTATCTCACTCAGTACGCTTGGGCGTTACCGTAAAATATATACCATTAGGTTGTATGCACCAACTACGCAGCAGAGTCGTAAGCTGAGGAAGGTACTTCCTAAACGATGGGACAAGCTTATACCTGAGCCTGAATACTATAGTAGAGGTACGCCGACTGACTATATGACTTGGGGGAAGGATCAGATAGAGTTGTGGAAAGTACCAGATGCTGTCTATTCACTATATTTCCGTTACAGCAGATGGCCAACCATCCTAGCTGCTAATGCTGCAGCTGAATTCCTTGACCTGGAGAATGTTGACGACCTCATCATTCACTTAACCCTGAGTTACATTAACATGTCACTTGGTAATATGGAAAAGGCGGCTGAGTACTACAAGATATATGCCGCCCTTGCGAAGGAAGCACTGAATGAGGATGAGGATACCTTCGACATGGATATGATGGCACACGATCAGAGTCGTCTATCCCGATCACTAGGCTACAACGATCCCTTTGTCCGTTCGACAAGTGAATTTGGAGAGTGAAATGAAGCTACGTAATGTAATTGCAAGCGTTGTTCTTGGTACACTAATAGGCATAACGGCGTGGGCTGGCCTCGAGAGTGGTACTTATATAAACAGCTTGGTCGTCACCAATCCGACTAGCAGTGATCTAGCTAGCCAGGGTGACGATCATTTGCGTTTGCTTAAAAGTACTATCAAGAGCACGTTCCCCAACCTAACGGGTGCCGTAACGCCGACGCAGGTTGAACTCAACTATGTTGATGGTGTGACGAGTGCATTACAAACACAGATAGACGCTAAACTGGCTAGTAGTGGATACACTGCAGCGGATGTACTAACTAAACTGCTGACTGTAGATGGTCCCGGTAGTCTGTTGGATGCCGATACGATCGATGGTGTATCCTCAGCTAGTTTTCTCTCATCTGCTAGTTACACCGCAGCGGATGTATTGGCAAAGCTAATTACCGTTGATGGCAGTGGTAGTGGACTAGATGCTGATTTGTTGGACGGCCAGAGTAGTGCTTTCTACCTAAGCGCTACTAATATAAATGCTGGTACGCTAGCGGTTGCTAGGGGCGGTACTGGCGTAGGTACGAGTACTGGTACTGGTAATACGGTACTAAGTGCTAGTCCGACACTAACAGGTACGGTGACTGCTGCGACGGTAGCAGCAACTACGTTGACACAAGGCGGCAGTGGTGTATGGACAGCAGCTAATGATGGTGCTGCTAGTGGACTTGATGCCGACCTATTGGATGGTAGTAGCAGTGCTGCCTTCGCCGCTGCTAGTCACGCACATAGTGCAGCTGATATAACTAGCGGTACGTTAGCGATAGCTAGAGGTGGTACTAACACGACTGATGGTACTGCTCGTAATATAACAGGTAAAGCTGGAACGGCAAAAACTCTTAGCACAAGTGCCGCTAGCGGTGGCAGTGACGGTGATATATGGTACAAGTACTAAAGCGAGCGCTATTTGCGCTAGGACTGTCGCTATACATAGCACTGGCAGGTGCTACAGTTCAAGTTAATGACAGTGGCACGTGGCGAACTACTACAGGTATTGAAGTCAATGATAGTGGAACGTGGCGCACTATACAGACAATAGAAGTTAATGATAGTGGTACTTGGCGTTTGGTCTATAGTGCTGAGAGTATCACTATAAGTGATAGGACTGTCAGTGACCTAGATACAGCCCCCGGTAGTGTATTTGCCGGTTGGGAGTTGCAGAGCGATGGTGACGTACAGACACAAGAAGGTGCTGTATCGACTGACGTAGGTGATTGGATCACGCCTAAGGTGAATATGGCGAACTACGAAGTGAGAGCAACACTTAGTAGTGGAACCAATCCTACCGTTGGTAGCGATGCGATGAATACTTGGTTATCTTTGGCCACTTCAAGGAATTGGCTTAATCAAAGGAATACTGTTGGCACTCTGACTAGTGTAATATTAGTGGAGATCCGTAGGGCAAGTGATTCGGTTGTGATGGATAGTGCGACTATCACACTGTCGGTTGATCTTGAATCCTGATTTGTTCAAATTTTGAACACAAACTATGCCAATTCAAATTAGACGTGACAGCTGGGAAAACGATCGTCAGTTCGACGAGCTGCAGCAGGTCGCTAATGCGATTGAGCGCCTAGAGACAACTGTCATCATCCTTGAGACACTAACTAGTGTGCAAAAGGTAGCTATACCTAACCCTGGCAGGCGATTGATATTCGATAGTACTTTGGGTAAGCTCTGCTTTCATGATGGTATAGCTTGGAGAACGGTAACCTCAGTATGAGCAAAACAACGCCAGAGCCTAAGGAGAAGATGAAGGATTGGGAAATCCTGACTGTGGATAACCTGCTGGGTGGTCTTGTGCTGGATGCGGATAGTGAGCTGTTGGAGAAGAATGAGTTCACTAGGTCAGAGAACTGGGTGATACGTGATAAGAAGCTGAAGCGTGACACAGGCTATGCAGCATATCTAGGTGCCGTACGCGGTAGGCCTAGGCGTCATTTCTCGTATGTCCTACACACAGGTGTTATAGTTGAGCTGCTGGTGACTGACGCGACAGTTTATAAAGTAGCAAGTGGTGAATGGCAGTATGTCAGTGATGGCACTGACACTACATTAAGCGGGAACGAGGCGGCTGGGCAGACAACCCTTAGTATGACTTCCATCGCTGGCTTTGCTGACGATGATTTTGTTGGTATCGTACTGGACGACGGTACGATGCATATGACACAGATCAATGGGGTACCGGGAGCTGGTGCTATAGTAATAGACGTGGCGTTACCAAGCGCAGCAGCTAGTGGCAACGTGGTTGTTAAAGCCGTTGACCTGACGGGTGCAACTACCCGGCATGTTACCGCCATAACGTTGCCGTGGAATCAGTGGATGGTCTTCACCAACGGAATTGATCGTGTCAAACGGTATGACCCAGCCACAGATACAGTAGAGGATGTTCCAGGACTGGTAGACACTGTGTGTCAGACACTCGCCCTGTTTGACAATAGTCTCGTGTTAGGCAACATGACGGAAAGTGGAACACGCTTTCCCTTTAGGTATAGGTATTGTGCAAAAGGAGATGCGACTGAATGGGCCCTGCTGGAGGCTGGTTACACTGATGTACTCGACTCAACGAATGACATCATTCAACTGCTCAATCTAGGTCCGCACTTGATTGCATATCGGGATAAGTCCATAGCCAGGATTAGTTTGTCCAACACAGGTTTACGTCGTTTCGACACTATAACAACCGTTGCGGGTGTTGGTATATTCAGCAATTTGGGCGTCATCGATTTGATTGACAAGCACATCGTGTGGGGCAATAATAACTTCTTCTGGTACCGAGGTGGCTTTTCCGTTGAGGAGATTGGTAATCCTGTAAAAGACTACGTCTTTGGATCAGCCGGTCTCCTCACGCAAATACCTACCAAGGGGGAGGCATTTGCCGTATTGTTGCCTAGGTCGAATGAAGTACTGTTCTTCCATCATGTTAGTCCGCCGGCAGGTCACCAACACGAGGTATTGCGATATTACCTGGACTATAACAAGTGGAACTTGCGTATATTCGCCGATTCTTTTTGTGGTTTCGGTGAACACATCACCAGCGATTCAACTACCTGGGATGAGTTGACGGGTACGTGGCAGGATGTAGTTAATAGCTGGATTGGTTTCGATGCTAGCGGTAATAACTTCGACGTTGTGTTGTGCTCAGCGGATGATCTAAAATCTCACATTTATGACTATCAGGCGTCAACTGATGACGGAGTCGCCATAACGGCGGTGTTTGAGACAAAGGACTTCAGCGACGCCATGTATCTGCTGCGCCACGATAGGCTTGACGTAGGTGTAGGTAATGGGCTGGTAACGCTTGAGTACTCAACAAATAAGGGAGCTAGTTGGACATCGTTCGGTACGGCGAGTGCGGGAGCAAGTCCACAAAGTTCTAGCCTATTCGCTCAATTTATTGCTGACACTTTCCGTTACCGAGTGACTACAGTCGATCCAGTCGTTGTTACATTCCTAAGCCTTAAATACAAGTATGAGTTCGAATGGTAGGAGGTTGTTATGGGTTTTCTTGATGATTTACTAACTGGGAGTAGCCCCTCACTAGAGACACGCTCCCTAAGTACTATTGATCCCACGCAGCGTGATTCACTAAATGCTCTCATTGCGCGTCTATCCGGTCAGGCTAATGCCAACCCTAGTGACCAAGTAGCTCCGCTGGGCGCAAGTGAACGGATGAGTCTAGCTGCACTAGAGGAACGTAGCAAAGCGCTTGCGTTGCCTGACGCTGCTGGTAATGCAGCCAGTTCGAGTGTGCAGAAACTCTTGGATTTTGAGGGACAAACGGCGGACAGCAGTGCTTACTTTAAGTCTAACGTAGAAGATCCTATGTTAAGGGATTTTAGTGAAAAAATCCTGCCACAGATAAGCCGACAGTTTGGTGGAGCTGATTTCTTTTCGAGTGAACGCCAGGCTAGTGAAGGTATGGCACGGAATGACTTACTGAAAGCGTTAACGGCTAGCAAGACTAGTACTGAGCTCGATCAGTTTAATAAATCACGCGATCGTGCGCTCACTGCTGCTGGGACGTTACCTGGGCTTGCACAAGCTGGTGCAACTAGGACGGCTGAACAAGCTGCCATCTTGGAGGCGCTTGGATTGCCTAGACAGATTGAGCAGGCAGGTATAGATAAAGCTGGAACGAAGGATAAAGAGCGTGACGCTTTTCTTGCTCAATTGGGGCTGACGCCAACCATCGAGAATATAGGTATGACCGATCCAGGTAATGCTGGCCTTATTAACGTAATATTGGGTGGTGCTGCTGGAGGGCTTGGTGATATGCTAGGTGGTGGTAGTGGTAGCTGGCTTACTGACCTATTAGGACAACTGTTCGGGAATAGTGGTGGCCAAAACCCTAATGGCGGGAGTCCAGCTGATGGATCTACTGTGATAACTGAAGCTGGTGGGGCATTAGCTAGTCAACTAGGTGGCGCTAGTGCAGGTATTGCTGGGGGTGCTGCTGGAGCTGGTGCTACAGGAGCTGGATTGAGTGGTGCAACTGCTGCTTTTAGTCAAGTTGCTCCCCTGGCAGCTGCTGGCTTCGCTATAGCAGACATCGCCAACCACTACCTCGACAGCGGCAAGAGTGAACGCATAGAGCAATTTGTGCAACAAACTGGCATTAAGGTACATCAGAAACCATATGGCAAGATGATGCTTACCATATATGAGATGCCTGGAGGTAATTTCGTCGATCCAGAAGACGTTGATTGGCTCTACCAGAGATCGAAGAAAAACCACGAATCGCCAGAAAACAGAGAAGCGTGGGTTCGTGATTTTCAGAACCTAGCTATGGGAACTTTTCAATCTACGCACTTTAGTAAAGCTGAGCAAGCATACCTGAAGGAACTACAGTCAGCAAGAGGTGGATGATGGCTACAATAGTGCAGGGCGGTCCAGACCTTAGGCATTCAACACTGGAACAGGGTGTTAGTACTGGTATTTCTAACTACTTTGCTACACGTAAAAAGAAGCAAACAGAAGATAAGTTTGTTGATGCTTTCCGACAAGTAAATGAAGCGAGTGATTATGAGACTGCTGTGAAGTCAATGTCTAGTATTGACCGCGAGGTGATGGCTAATCCACAGGCTATGCAACTCATCAACGATCAGATTAACAGGAAGTTTCCTGAACAAGAAACGATGGAGGTTATCGATCCAGTTAGTAAACAAAAGCAAGTTATTAACTACAGAAAGGGCGCACCGCCAAGTGATCAGATGCTTGCAACCAAAGGACTTACAAGGGCTGAGAGTGCTGGTATCGGTAGTCAGTTTGCCTTTAATGAGGAGACTGGTGATGTAGCTATTGAGAGTAATGCGACTAAAGGAGAAATGGAAGCTAGGTCACCCGGTAGTCTAGTTATGTCCAAGGACGAGGTGGCTCCAACTGTTGCGTTGAAGAATGCATTCAGTGCTAGTGTCAAAGCTAAAGCGGCAAAGAACAAAGTTGCTGGGGAGAAGAAGCCTACGGAATTTGAACAAACTGTAGATGCTACACAACAGAGGCTAGGGTTACAAGACCGGAATCAAGCCATCAATGTCGTTAAGAATAGGGATAGTACTATCAAAGAATTCAGGGAGTTCTACACAAAAAGCGCTGGTGGTGAGGTATTCTTCACGGATGACATCGCTCGAGGTCATATTACTAATAGCGAGCAAATTATGGAACCAGGGTTGGCTACCCTCGATAGTCCTGAGACCGTAAAGAAGTTGATGGTCATTGACGCTAGTTATAATATAGCTAATGATCCCAACGTCCAGATTGAGGAAGCGAAAAACAGGGCGGGTAATGACTTTCTTAGGTTGACTGGTATGAGCCCAGGTGACAAGATACTTAAACAAGTAGTAGATCAAGCCGGCCTCACACTGGAGGATGGTCAAGTGGTGGAGCGCCCAGTGAAGGACGCTAGTGGTAAAGTGTTGTTTAAAATACGCCTGGCAAAAATTGGTGGTAGGGTTATTCCATTACAAAGGGTTGACCAATGAGTGACTTGTTTTCGCGCAAAAGCACTAGTGCGCCAACTGAGGATGATGACGACGATGCTTTCGTTGTCGACACCAGTGAACCGGCTAGTGAACCGGAAGTTGCAACCACCCAAAGCGTGGAGAATAAGCTCGATATACTTGACTACATAGAGATAAGCTCCACCGAACCCGTTAAGATAGCTCTAGCGGTAGCAGATGTAGGACTGTCAGTTGCAAGTAGTGTGGCTGGCTTTACGTTGGGCGCAGTCAATGCAGGTGCGGGCCTTGTAAAGAACTTGAGTGACTATGTAGGAAGTGGACTATCACTGCTTGGGACAGCTCCACTTAAGGATCAGTTCCCTGACGCGTATGAGGAAGCCTCTCGTGTGTCCATTCACGATACTACCGTTATCCCACAGGACATGATGGATGACTATAATGGAATAGCAGAAATTGTCCAGTACGAGCCAAAGACGACATACGGTGAACGTTTCGTCGTGAATTTGAATGAAAAGCTGGAGGGTGCACGACGGTGGGTAGGGGACCGTGCTGCTGGTATACCAACGGTGGATAAGGGCAGTGAAGTGTTTGAGGTAGACTCACTGGCGGAGTTAGAGTCCCTTAGGACACTAGACAATAGTCCAACTGGCGTCCTAAGGAAAATAGCTGGTGCTGCAGGACAGTCAAGTATAGACATTGCACTAATGGTAGCTGGTGGGTTATTGACAAAGGGGCTTGGGCGAGGCGTAACGGGCGCTAAGGCACCAACCGTTGTTGAAGGCCTAAGTGAAAGTACAATGACGCTGGAGGCACTCAATGCCCTGGATAATAGCAAGCCACGCTTTGCGTCGATCGAAGAGGCTAATGTGCGCATACAGGAATTGGCAAGCGGTAAGGCTAGGCAGCAGATTACTGTTGAAACGATACAAGGATTGCCAGTTAAAGTGATTGGAGGACAAGACGCTATCCTCACACTGAAGGAGATGAAGCGCACCGGAACGCCAGTCCGTGAAGCGAAAGTTAATTTTGTAGAACGAGATATAATTTCTAATGAAACTCCAGTACCGGAAGGTTTCATCAGATTCTATCATGGCGGAGCAAAGACGTCTGGTGGGACTAGATGGGTTAGTCAAGATAAGACTTATGCTGAGGGCTACGCCAATAAGGGTAGTGGGGCAGAAGTCCAGTATGTAGACTTAGATCCTAACGGTCCTATTCTTAGTAAGGTTAACAAATCCTTTGATGATACTGGAACTTCTATGAAGGCACCGTATGTGCATTTTGAAGTTCCTAGTTCTATGCTTAGATCTATGGCTAAACCGGCTAGTATAGATGCAGCCGCTATTGGACGAGCAAACAAAGCTTTTGCTACCGACGATGCGGCAGCAGCGGCGCTAGAGCAAGCCAGCAAAAAGTCCCTTAAGGACCGTACAGTTCGAGGGGCGGTTGATAGCTCGGGTAATGTCAAACGAGAGCTGTTGGCAAGTAGCGGGGAGTTAGGACGCAAGGCTGTGCGCGATCTCGAACTAACGGCTGGCGCAACCCCCCGCGCTATCCTAGTGTCGAATGATGCTTGGCATCGCGTGTTTAAGAACCTAAGCAATAGTGATGGTACTGGAGCTGTCGTCAACGGGATGAAGGTAGCGACAGAGCGGGAGTTGTTTAATAGGTTTGTTCGTGCCAATCGTATTATTGCTATTGAGAAAAGTAAACTAGGTACTAGTAAGAAAGTTAACTTTGAGGCTGGTACAAGTGGACATGACATGGCCCAGTGGTTACAGTCACTCAAGGGGGAAGTAGGGCCAGAGAAGTTTGCTGAACTCAGCGTGCGTACAAAGGCGCTATTTGATACATCTCGTGGGCAGCTTGACAAGATGCTTAATGAAGGACTAGTTAGCCCAATTGAGCATGCGAAGATGAAGAATATTGATTACCTCCGTACGGAATTTGTTGATAAACTGGACCCGCTAACTGAACAGAAAATTGGTGGTAAAGTTATTCAAGTAGGGGAAAGTGGTATACAGCCAATAGGTCGTGGGGCCAAGGGTGGTGTGCTACTCGATGCTGAAGGGCTAATGAATGAGATGATTGTTCGCACGGAAAACCGTATTAGTAGGAACCGTGCTAATAAGAGATTGTATGACATCGCAACTGCTGATCCTAAAAACACCGTCGTTAAGTTAGCAAAGGTGACAAAGGGTGGTGAACTGGCAGATGCCCCACCCGGCTTTGATACAATAAAGGTTATGGTGAATGGCAAACTGCAAGGCGTCCACATGCCGGAATGGTTAGCTCAAGAATGGAAAATGAGCGATCCGGCCGTTAGTGCAACTACGGCTAATGTTATGAGGATCATGAGTGGTAGCGCTATCGTGCGGCCCCTCGCTACGGGGTATAATCCTGGTTTCATCCTTACTAACATCCCGCGAGACATCGTTCATGCATGGCTTGCGACTAACAATGTATACAGCGCAGCATTGCCCAAGTATTTAATGCAACTTGGTCAGGACATGATCACTGTCGCGAAGGATTCAGTCACGAAAAGTGGTCGCTACGAGGACTATATACATGAGGGTGGGGGACTATCCTTCCTCACACACCAAGGCAGAGATGTTATTGCAAAGAGCGCTGGGCAGATGGCAGTTGAGCATAAGCCGGCAATGAAGCTGGTACGTGACTCGCTTAGTTACTTGAATGAACAGAGTGAGATAATGGTCAGGTTGGCGATACGCGAACGAGTGTTGCGCAATCAACGTGAGTCAGGTATGCCGATTGATCCTATCGAAGCGACATGGGTAGCTCGCCGTTATCTTGACTTCGCTCAGGGTGGATCAGTAGTCAAAGCGTTTGATAACATAATACCTTATTTGAACGCCACCACTCAGGCATATCGCACCGTAGCGAGAGCAGCAAAGGAGAAGCCTGGTGAATTTGCAGCTAAGGCGACGCAAATAGCAGGTGTATATGCCAGCCTTGAGACATACAACATGCTGTTTAACCAAGAAGCACACGAGCAAATACCGGAGAAGCAGCGTCGTTCTAGCCTTATATTCCACACTGGTAATTTTATTATAGACGAAGAAGGCAACAAGCGTTTTGAGTACTATTCGGTGAAGAAGGATCAAAGTACTATTGCAGCAACCGTGTGGCTGGAACAGTTAGTTGACTTTTATGTTACGGGTAAGCCGCCAACAGATAGTACGTTTAGCTACCTTATGGAGTCACTTCCAGGCCTGAGTAACAATGTACCGATATTGAGCGCTGCCCACACGTACCTTAGTGATTATAACTTCTGGTATGGTAAGGACATTTTTGGTCGTGATCTGAATATAGCTGACTTCGCTAAGTTTAAAGGTCTACCGGGCGAGCCAACCGACCAAGCGTTTAAGGACTTCGGTGAGATATTTAACCTCAAACCGGAAGCGTTGCAACAAGCGGTTAATCAAGTCATCCCTAATAATACCTACATGCAGATGGCAGGCAAGTCATATGAGATGATGTTTGCAGATGCGGACCCGCGTGAACTCGCACGGACGACGGAAGAGCGTATGGCCCGTATGCCCTTTGTTAATCGCATCTACAAGTTAACGCACCCAGCTGCTACTGCCCTAGATAACATGGACCGTATAGCGGAACCAGTCAACACGGAGGAGTTCCTTCGCACTCAAAAATTAAAGGACATCCTTTATCAGTCAACGCGTACTGGCGATTACAAGGAAGCACGTGCCTACGCCGAGTCATTCGCCAACACTGATGTTTTCGTCTATAAGAAAATGATGAACAGAGTGATTGGGACACAACGTCTTGATCAGATATTCGATAAAAGGAAGGCGAATTTTGAGGACTTACCTAAGAGTTGGTGGCTTGGTATGATGGCGTTGCCTAGCAAGGCACGAGCAGAAGTATACTTTGAGGAATGGTCCGGAGAGAGCGCTGACAGGAAACGGTTTATGGACAGCACCGCTGCTGCCCTAAGCAGCGGGGATTTGAACTTCATAGATAATGAGTATATGTACCACTTGACTAACTTGAAGAACTCAAGGAATAGTAAGAGTATGCATGATGGTGATGAGTAAAGAAATCAAGCTGGTCAGGATACCACACATTACTTTTAGCTGCGTTTTGTTTGCGTGTAAGTATTTGTATATTCCACGGGACGTTGAGACCACAGACTAGTGGGTGGTTAAGGGGGATAATGTGATCCTGAACATGTTCAATACCGTGGAATATAGTTAACCTTCTTACTTCTTTCTCTAATTCCTTAAAATCACTTCTTGTGACCCACGGAGGAGTTGCTAGGTATAAAGATACTAAGTAACGTCTTCGTGGATGTTTAACAAGCCAAGTTGGTTCCTGCCCTAGGAGTAGACGTTTACGAAACTCCTGCGATACCTTACGTACTGGCATCAGCTTTCCTCGAATTGTCTCTTTGCTAGATTACGACAGTAATTACGCTGATGTGGAGCACCAGCTTTAAACTTAACTACCCCACACCAGCAATTACCCATTCGTTTCTCTCGCCGTGAAGTCCTATTATGGTCAATACGCATTGGATGTTTACACTTAGGACATTTAGGAATCGTACTTGTTTTAGTAGATTTACGTATATGATTCTTACCATTACACGCACGACGAAAACAACGCCAGCGAATCATTGCTGTAAGTTATCGTTCAAATTTTGAACATCATCTTTTGGTATGCTCATAAGTTATTTCTTCACATATTCGTAAAAGGCTTCACCGCCGTTTTTGGGGTCCACAAACACTTTAATTACTTTCATCGCGCTGAGGGTTTCCTCAATTATCTTAAGTGTCTCCATATCGAGGTCGCGGTAGAAGTTAAGTAACAACTCACTACGGGCAACGCGCTTCCTTGTGGACAAGTACGTTAGGACTTTTTCCGTTACCTGGCTGTACTTCGCACTACCGAGACCACTAAACACCTTCACCATTTTCACCTCCGCACTTTTCATCGCCTCTAGCGCTCGAGCAAAGTCATCAGGAGTGATAAGCATATCGCTGCCCCGGCTAGCACTAAACACCATACATAGCTTCCGTAAATGAGTAGCCCTGCGCTCGCAATATCCAGAGAAACGAGGATCGTTAATAGCCGGTTTTCCCGCATTAGCGAGACGATCTTGCTCCTGATACCAAGCCATGTATGTTTCCTCTGTTTCGGGGGACATGACGAATTGACCTGTGAACGTACTGATATGTTCCAGATCAGCACGTAGAGCTTCAATAAGCAACGCAGTCTTTTTTGTGAACACGGGCTTTGGGAGGGTCTTTCGCTTGTTCTCTTCGACAACGAATATAATACGGGAAGTAAATCCTCCCCCAATAGCTTCTTGGGGTAGAATAGAAACAAGCCAATCAGCAGCAGTCGCGCCCAACAAGTTAAAGCAAACACCTTGAATCGTGTCAGTACCACTACCTTTTGTATCATAAGTCCACTTATCCTTACTATCGTACCAGTCGGTTAGGTCAGCTAGGAACTTCACATCACTCTGGCCGAGGAAGACAGATAGTTCTTCGCTCATACAGGTCATGGAGCAATGGAAGTATATCTTTTTCGTCTGAGGGTCGGCAAAGTTATCTACACTCTCCTTCATATTTCTGATTAGTTTCTCACGTGTGACGCTTTCACTAACAATCTTTACTCCTATATCCTTAATTACTTCATATCCCATACGCATAGCAGTACCTTTACGGCACTTGCCACTGGGACCAATCAGCACTATGTACATGTTAGGATAGATCGTCTCAAATCCCCACTTGAAAAAAGTCCTACGGCGAAGGGCACTAGATATTAATGATATGCCGACCCAAGTATTATAGCTAATAGGTGGTTCACTCTCATCTGTGTACTCCAAGTATCCACTTAACCAATCACTTAGGCGTCTTCTGCTCATTCAAGTAGCTCCCGATCATTTCTTTTAGTTCGCTATCAGAGCTGCGTAAGTTAATCTCTTGCATCTTACCCAGGTTGAAACCGATCTTAAGATCTGTGCCGATGGTAAAAGTTCTTCCACCCGCCGTCATCGGGATGTCCATGTAACCCTGCACTTTGCGCAAACAAGCTATCAACTTATCCAAGTCAGCGTATTGATCCTGAAAGTCAATACTGTCATGCACTTGCATTAGTATCTCAAGATCGCTTGTCTCAGGACTGGTGTCGTCATAAATCTGGTCCATCGCTCTATTAACTAACTCTCCAACACTACTTTGCGGGTTGTACGAATAAGCAGACTTAAATAGATCGTCTCCCCACTTTCCAAGGAACCTGTACTTCCTACCGAAAAGATTTTCAAGTGTTCTGTCTCGTGAGAGTTTTTCACGAGTAGTTCCGTAATATCGTTGAATTCCGGGATAGATGCGATGATAGAAGTCAATAATCGTTTGAGCTTCTTTTTCTGTGATTTCGTTAATGAGCGAAAACATTCTTGCTTGTTCATCATAGTTTAGTCCGTGGTTACTCTTTTTGCCACACTGCCTCATTGTCATGGACCTAGGGAGCCACTGGCCCATGTAGGGTTGAATGAAGTCCATCTTCTTTCGTTGCATCTCGATTTCATCAGGAGCACTTTCTTGCCCAAGTATCTTTGCCTCAGCACGCACTATGTCAGGCGGAACCTTGAACATTTCACTAGCTGTGTAGACGTGAACATCGACGCCTGTCTCAACAGCATTTATCATATTCGCGTCACCAGTCACATACGCCATGACTACCCATTCCGCTTGTTTTTTGTCCATGCTTATCATGAGCCGTTCTTCGTCGGCTACTAGAAAGTGCATGAATGCAGGAGGAAGGTTTTGTAAGTTCATTCCCGTTTGGAAGATCGTCTTGCTGCTTGATATGCGCCCGAAGCGCGTCCCCCTAGGGTTATAGCTACACCTGATTCTGTCGTCTTTATCGAAAACAATGTCCAAATAGGTTCCCTTGAGTTTCCTAAGTTGACGAATGCGCTGAATGATTTTTGCCTCCTCGAAACCTTTGCGCTGAGCAGTCGTGCGAGAAAGGCGTTGGAGAGCTTTATCGTCAAGGGTGACAGCAGAAGTTTGCGTTTTCTTATTGTATTTCTTGTAAGGAGCAACGCCTTTCTCGTCATAGAAGTACTTTTGACAATCCTTGGAGCTGTTAGCATTGAGGGGGCGTCCACATAGTTGATTGAGTTTAACCTGGTATTGGGTGAGCAGGCCGTCGACCTTCACCTTCATTTTTGCTAGTTCGGCTTGATCTACACGAACGCCCCTTAACATCATATAAGTTAATGGACGTATCATACTCATAGTATGATCGTAAGTGTCACGATAGTCAGGACTGAGTTCAGGCATAACCTTGTTAGCGATGACCAAAGTCGCAACGGCATCTTTAGCGTTGTACCGTAACATCTTATCATTGGTTAGGTAGGTCACGTTTCCTCCTTTTTATGTAAGAATAGGCTTGAATGCCTACCTTTTCGTACACTATCTCTTATATTCTCACCCTGCGTACCGTCGAATAGATGCATTGGATGAATACATGAACGCACATCGCAATGATGGCAACATTCATTAACTGGATATTTGCCATAATACTTGAAAAATGCTCTACGATGTGCATACTCATTATAACTACAGATACCATATCCATCGGCACGAATAGCTCCTTGAAATATGATACAAGGATATCTTCTCCAAGCATCCTTGGTTAACTCATATGTACTCATGCCTCCTCCTTGATATTTTTGAAATCTACTTGATCTTTCCAGTATGTCATTGTTGTGTGAACACTACCCAGAAAACCAAGACCTTTGAGGAAGTCCGGGTATGCAATACTAGACGCAACCATTGTATCTTCTATATATCCACGAGTGATGATGCCCATCTTGTAGGCTAGAAAGTAAGTGTCGAATATGAAGTTCTGACCGATTTTAACAATCTTGGGGTTACCCAACACCGCTGCCATCATTCCCCACAGGACGGCCTCTTCCTCAACTGACCAGCGTTCATCCGTCGGTATGCTAAAGCCACTTTTGTGGTCAGCTGAGAAGCCCACGCACGACACTTCGTAGTTACTCACCTCGATGTCTATGCTCACACGGTTCATGCGTGCAACAGAGCGGAGCATAGCACATGCTTCGTCGAAAGTAGCCGGAATGGATAGGGTAGGTTCGTCGACTGTTAAGTTACCAATGGCAAATTCCTTCGCACGTCGCAAGTCGTTACTCAAGTAAAAGCGCCAGATGTAATTAGACCAAATCATGTCCCTTGGCTTGAGTGATGGTATAACTAGGTAATTGTCTAGCTGGAAAGGGTATCCTCGTATGTCCGTATAGTCTGTACGCTCAAGCAAAGCTTGTGTAGTGATAGCGCCTAGAGTCACAACGACCTTGGGCTTTATCAACGCTAGTTTATCCTTCAGCGTCTGGATGGCAACTTTACCTTCAGGAGTAAAGTATCGTTTGTATGCCTTGCTATTGTCGATCCACAAGCCTGTTGTGTTATGCCTACCTGGAAATAGAATGATATGCTTTATGTCATGCTTAGTCAGGCCACTCATATGAAGGGCTTGTTCTATGATAGACTCTTCGGCACTACTAACTTGTTTACCTACACGCAGAGCCTCTACGTCAACGTGATCACCGACCAGCACGATGTCGGCATGCTCTTCACTTTGGGCAAGGGCATTAGCGCTGATGGGGATGAAGGTCATGACCCACGCTCTTCATCTATTAGTACATCTATGGAATGATATACCTTTAATCCAAGAGATTTAGCCTCTTTCACTTCACGATCAGCACCTGTACTCTCACCCGGTAATCTAAGCAATGCCTCACACATCTTTACCCATTGTAAGTCTAGCCTCATCCAATATTCGTGTTCGTGTGGAAATACTAGATGCCAAAAATGTGATAGGTAGGGAACGTAAGGGATGAAGCCAAAGATTCTTAGTCTTTCAGCGGCTAGTATGGCAACATCTCCCTTGGTGTAAGGACCAGATACGTAGATATAACGAGCATTCATGTGGTTAGTCCTATAGCAAGACGCACCTGGGAAAGGGCCATCTGCCTACCTAGTTCCTTAGCGTTAGCGATGGCACTGGCGACGGCGGTACGCGTAGCTTCATCCTTTAATACTATCCATTGAGCATGACCGCCCCATTTATATTCAAGGATGAATTCAGTAGCCCACTCATCTTCCTCAGCACACTCTACCATAGCGGGATATCCGTGTGGGATAGTCTTATCAGGTTTGCGTGTAATGTACTTGTATATCATATCAAAAGCCCCACTTTGCTTCAAGCACTTCGTTAAGGGAACCGTCTTGTATGTCCTTCTCTATTTGAGCAATAAAGCCCTCCTTGTATACCTCACTCAAGTCCCAACCAAAACCGCTCATACCGCATTGATAAGCAGTACGCAGCGTCGCTCCGCTACCAAGGAACGGAACCAGGATGACTGATCCTGGCCAGGCGTAGGTATGGAGAAGTTCTTGCATGAGAGCAACAGGACGTTGGGTTGGATGATACTTGTTTCCATAAGGCTCAGGGGGATAGTTAAAAACGTTACTTCGCCCACGTTTAACGATGGGGATGGGATCTCCTTTCCAGGCGACAATAAATGTCTCATATGCGCGTCCAAGATAGAGGTCTGGTGCAGCAGTTTGTCCAGTTCCTTTGTTCCATATACCGGGAATGAGGTCATGCTTAATGTCCAGTGTTAATAGGATGTCACGAAGATACTGATACCACTCAATACCGAACCAGATGATAAAACGACAGTTTGGTGGAGTAACCTTTGCGACTAGGCTAATAGTGTTAAATAGAAACTTGTCGTAGTCTTTAGACTCGATCTCGTTGTACTCTCCCAAGCCTTCGTTATCCTCCCCTTTCTTCTGACTAGTCAGGTCTATACCATATGGCGGATCAATCTCAACTAGCTGGCAGGGTATAACTATTCCTTTATCAGCAAGCTCTTGCATTCCCTTAATGGCATCACCGATTCTATAGTGATCTCTAGCTCCACTAGCGAGGCGTACGCCAACTGGGAGGGGTGCAGTCTCAGCGCTTGTAGCTGTCTCCGGTGTAGCGACGCGTGCGGCTTGTTGCTTGACAAGATCTTTGACAATAGCACGCTCGGACACTTTACGAAACAGCTTGACGGCTTCATCTTCTGTTTTGCACTGAGCCAGCGCAGGAAAATGACTGATTGCTTTGTTGAGAGCCAAGTGTCGGTTGATTCCCCCCACACTCTTATTGAGCATTTCGGCAGTCTTTCGCTGAGACCAGTTGTTGCCATGCTTTTGCTCCATTAGCTGATGGATTTTGTTCACCAGGTTGTTGTTATCAATCCACGTGAGGTCTTTACGGTAGAGGTTTTCTATTAGTTCGCATTCGCGCAAGTCCAGTTCGGTGTCAACCTGCCGTTGGATGTAGGGTATCTCCGTTAGTTCCAACTTAAGGGCGGCAGCTAATCGTCTACCGCCGGCAACAAGCGTTTTGTTTTGGTCAATCGTTATTGGTTGAATAATACCCTTTTCCCGTATGCTATCGAGGAATTCATCATCAAGATCTTCGTTAGTACGAAAACGTGTTCCCTTTACCACACTTGTCGGTGGCATAACGCCTTGGTTTATAATAACAGTCATGTTGTTTTTCCTTGAAGTTTAGCAATTAGGAGTGCACGCATCTCTGGTGTGAGTTTGAGTATAGCCGTTCTGGTCTTATCTACATTTTTGTCCCTCGCCTTAGCTTCCTTCTTCACACGTTTGACGGCGGCAACTGGTCGTTCGATGGTACGGGCGTTACGTACTTTACGGATGCGTTCAAGCTGATCGTCGAAGGACATATCCGTGAAGGACTGTACAAGATCTTCAATCCTTTTGGTCACGAGTTTCTCCGTATGGATATAGCATGAAGCGATATTCGCTTGATTTTTGCAATACTATGCATGGATCAAGATGAATGGATATGGACTTGTTTGGATTCACATAAGCTGCACCAACACGAGTTCTGGTGGGGGGTTCAGCTACTGTTACGGCCTTAAGGACATAGTCAGGTTTCCTACTCATGGTGTCACCGGGACGTTCAAATTTTGAACATTATCCTTATCGCCCACGATTAGCGTACAACGCCCTTTCAACAGGTCTTCCACAATATATCTGTTGTGCCCTTCCTGCGTCTTGACTAGCAACTCGATGAGGGAACGAACAACTTCTGCCTTACTCCCCCAAGGTAGCATGGCAGTCAACTTGTTGTGCGTCTCCTGCGTAACGTCAACTGATATACGCACGCCATCAGTGCCGCTCATTGTTTCACCATAGGTTGGAACTTTGCATTACCTATATACTTATAGATAGTACCTTTTGCCACAGACAGCTTCTGCCCCGTGATCGTTATGTTTTTGTCAAATCTCTCATAATTAGCCCATACCACTTGACGTATTACATCATCTAGCGGTATTCCCAGTTTAACTGATACAGTCCTCTTCATATTACTCTCCAAAGGGTTGGGGGCCAGTGTTAGTGACCCCCTTCCCTAACTCAGTTAATCCTCAGAAGGAAGGCGATCAAGAACCAGCTCATTCTTCGGCTGATCGTTGAATTCACCCACTTTCACATTGCAAGCCGCACGGCTGCCCACCAGCGCTTCCATGTCAAACCCTTCGTCAAAGGGAATGCCGAACTGTGTGAAGAACCGCTTAATCATAAGCAGCATCATTACGTCCTTATCCTTGTCCTTGCCGCGCGGAAGGGCGAGGTAGTGAAAGATGTTGGCGTACTTCACATCCTGGTTCTCAATCTCCAGGAGGACGAGTACGTTCTGACCGCCATCCTCACCTTTGCTATCCTTCAGACTAGCGCTTGTAATCACCAGATCGTAACGACCTTCAGGAGCTGTTTTTGCCTCTTGAACGTCAGCCAAGCCAGTAAGTTGAATAAAGCTCATTTGTTACTCCAAGTTGTTAAAGGGTCAATCGTCTTCGTCTTCTTCCTCTTCTTCATCATCGTCATCGTCATCATCGTCACTTTCCTCTTCCTCAAGATCGTCTTCCAGTTCCTCTTCTTCTTCCTCTGTCAAAGGAGGGAGGCCATCAACCTTATCGGGATCTTTCTCGTTAATACCAAGCATATCTCCATTGAACAATTCAGCAGGTGTGTACATATTAGAACTCCAATGTACCGTTGATTTTGAACATACGTGTTAGCTCTCCATGCCATCTACCACAAGCGACATCTAGTTCCATGCTAGATGGTGTCTTTAGTTTAGTAACAAGATCAAGGTGCGTGAACGCCTCTTGCACGTCAGCATATCGTTCAAGTTTTACCCATAGCTTTGGCCACACCTGCCGGAGGTACGTTACTAACTCCTTTGGTGGAATTCTTGCTTGGGTCATACCCGAGTTTAGTTCGTAAGATGTTACCGATTCCAGATTCCTGGGGTTTGTCCCAGTTGGTAATTGTGATATCTTCATACATGCCAAGTCCCCTTACACTACAGCGAATAGATGGATTCATCCTATCAGGCCGGGTTTGTGCAACGTACTTGCTTCCCTTAGCATCCGCTTGGTGTTCAAGGTGCCAGATGTCGCTGAACATCAAGGGTACTTTAGTACGCAACTTGCCCGTCAATATGATGATGTTTTGCATCCTGCTTGTCGTTTCATCCTGTTTGAATTCATCGTGGGCGGTGAAGAATAACAGCTTATTCATGCTGCTAAACGTCCGGACGACGTTCATAACGGTTTGCATCTGTGCAGTCCAGTCGTCTTGCTGAGGGAAGTGCCCAGCTCGTCCGTTGAGGAACAACACCCTATCCATTACTATGTCACTGAAGGTTGTGAACGAGTCGAAGGCTATGTTATCAAAGTTGTCCCAATAGCCAGCCTTTGTTTTGTCCTCGTAGTCTTGCTCCCACTCCCTATAGGTGTTGCTAGCATCTTCGGTGCCAAGTGTAGGGTCTTTTTTAGCCTTCTCAGCGAGGGCTTGTGCGCTCAGGCGAACCTTACCCGGGACGAATAGTTCATAATCTATATCATGACCACGGAGTGTGGACAATGCAGCTGGATCGAATAGATAGGCGAAGGTGCGCCCAGGCAGCGTGAGGATTTGCGCAGTCTTGCCAGCACCACCTTGTCCCACCACTATGATCTTCGGCTTACCAACTTGTTCAGCGGTAGCGTTCTTAGCGTTTGGCACTTGTCACCACCCGACCTAGCGTGATTTCAGTCACTTTGACGTACATGTTAGGATATTGAATGGTGACATCTGATAACACTTGTATCTGTGACCAGTGAGCGACTACACTAAGTTCGCCATAACCTACGAATGGTGGGTCTATACATCGTTCTACAAGGAATGTCTTATATGGCTTATGTTCCATCACCTCGTTGGCTGTATTAATAGCCTCATCTAGCACCTTACCGTGATCTTCATTCACATCAGCTATGCGACTCTCAGCCTTATTTGCTCGCTTAGCTCTTTTGTTTGGATATCCGCGTGGCATGTCGTTCTCCTATTTGTACTCAGTTACGCGTCGTTGTAAGGACACCTTTACGGTATCCATCTTGAGTTCTCGCATCGGTGAATCGCTTTTGGTAGCTTCATTAAGTGGAACTCGTTGAAGCCCACCATAGTCAGCTAGAGCTTCCCTGACGAACGTTAACAGGTCGTTAATATTGGCGCCAGTTGGTACTTCCATCGTAACGGCCATTGTCACCGTTGTGCGTTTAGCCTTGCTCACAGCGGTTGCTCAGTTGGTGGACGGAAAACTACCTCTTCGATAGTTTTAAGTTCTATCTCCAATTCTCCGTAACTAGTATACCTTACACTATCGATAAGATAACCAGGAAATGCCTTGAGATTCTTTTTCAGGAAATCTTTTGCTTCGCTATTACCCATTGTGACTTTCACATCAATCTCCTTTTCGTTGCATAATCTGGCCAATTTTCAACAGGTCGAATGGCTCCCAAGCTTCTACCTTAAACCCGCTAGGAATGCCAACAGTACGCGGATCAGGTAGATACTTACAGAGATCCCTATAGGTACAGCCACTAAAAGCATGACAGCTACCAGTATTCTTAGGGAAGTTCCTAAAGCTCCCGGCGTATTCAGCCCCCTGTTCCACATCACTCACCTCACCAGCAATTCGCGTTACCCAAATACGTGTTTCGGTGAGCCAGGCATCTAGGGCGCTAAATTGCCGATCGAGAGGTATAAACTTGAACTTATCGTGTACTGTTTTGTGCGTAAGCGCCGCATCAACCCAAATGCCTTTAACACCTTCAGTATAGAGACTACTTCCTGCGAAGAGATATCCGTCAACTTGACTATTTGGACTAAAGCTCTCAAGATAATCACTGCGGAAGCCACCTTCTTTTGCGTACCATCCGGTAGTCTTATGTTCAATGATAAGACGTCCGTGTTGCCTGTGCTTGACAATCTTGTCAAGTCTACCAATATAAAATACTTCTTCACTCGTCACCTCGCCAGTTTCTTTGTTAGTTATGGGGATAGTCATACCAAGGGGGACAGCAAATGGCCGTTCTACTTCAACTTCCGTACAGTCCCTTATGAACGGCAAGCGCTGGTCATAGTAGTTTTGCAACATCTCCAGGGCGGTGTAGGGATTCTTTGGCATGTACTTATCAGTTATGGTTTGATAGTTAGCGCTGGTTGGCTCAGGAAAGCCAGCTTCCATCCACTTCTTCGTGAAGGCAATAAAGGCGTTTTTCATCACTTCTTGTTTTGGCTTACCCGCGGCGGTGTCGGGCCACAAAGTGTTCATTGCCTCATGCCAGGCGCTGCCAAATACCAGATCTATCTTTTCACCCTCCCTTGTTAGGTCGAGCATGTGGCGAAGGTAGAACTTACGGTTACACTCTCGATAGGTACTTATTCGGGTATTATCGTAATAGAGTAATGGCATCAGTTGTTCACCTGTGTTAAGTCTAGTTCCAGTTCCACCTGTCGTTTGAACAACTGTAGGACGGCTGGATGTGGCGGGATTATGGCGTTAGGCTTACGGCCCGTCTTGTCTGGCTTTATCATGTCAGCCTGGCGCATTTGTTGGAAGAGAGATTGAGCACCAAACTGCATGACTTTCAATAAGAAATCAGGATGAGTATCTATTATATACAATTGGGTCTGCTTGTTGGTAGTCATATGATTGTTACACCATATTGCTTATCCTGCACCACATCTGTAGCTTTTCTAGTCACGTTGAAACCAGTATCAGGATGTTGTCCATCAGGTATGTATACTTCAAGTGTGTCTTCAAATCCTTCAAGTATGTTAATCAGTTCGAGGACTGTCATCAGGTGTGTCTCCTTGAGGGAAGTCGCTTTACCCTGGTGAAAAAAGGGGAGAAGTGTTGGTCCTTCTCCCACCTTTCCACCAAATTACTTGGCTTGGGCCAGCAAGCTCTCCAGGAGGGCATTCTTCTCGCTGTCCGACAGACCAGCGAACAATTCCTCTGCCTTTTCCTTCACACTCTTGCGCTTACGCGTAGTCACGCCAGGACGCCATTCCGTGACAAGGGCCTGAATTTCAGCCTCAGTTTTAGGCGTCTCACCGTCCAGGTGGCGACGGATGAGGGCCTGCAAGTCAACGATCGATGCAGCCTTGAACCGGCTGAATACAATATCGTCACCGAATAGAGCGACAGCTTCAGCCAGGTTGTCGCCGAAGTCATATTGCACAGTTGCGCTCGGGCTTGTTTCTTCAGTGCCGTTCTTTGCGCTAATTGCTTGAGCAGTCATTATACGTCTCCAATCTCGTTAGTTAAAAGCAGTCAAAAAGGCGCTAGCTGGCGATGGGGAGCCAAGGTACAGGGGGATGAAACCTAGGCGTGCCACATTGAGGTGACAATGAAGCACTGGGTTTACACCGCCAGCTAGCATAGAAAGAAACCCCTGTTCTGTCACTGTAAGGGCGTTTGTGCCCCAACATTGAGGACTCAGTATGACCATCCTTGCGCCTCGTGTCAAACAGTTGGTTCATTTGTTTTACCCAACTTTGTGAACACACCTACAAGGATATGAACCAGATCGCTGGTAGTAATCAGACTATTAGGGCCCATACCCCTAACGGCCTCTAATATTACTGCCCTTATATTATCGGCGTATTCAATATTATCTACTAGTATTTCAGCCAAGGTATTAGTTTTAGGCACTGAACTTTGCAGTGAACGTACCTCTTTCGCTAATGTCAGTGCTGCTTGGCTGAGTATAAGGGAGCCATAAAAGGAGTCGCTTTCGGCTATGCGCAGTGCTTCAGTAAGGTCCATAGGTGGCATGGTTTTAGCAACGTTGTATGTCTTGTCGGTCATGGTGTTTCTCCAGAGATAATTTGAATAGCAAATGCTAACGCAGATGCTTCTTGTCTATATCTCATCCATTCATTTTCGTTAGCTTGACTAAAACCGCCTGTCGTTCGTTCACCGTTATAGGTTTTATCGTGCCAGTCCTTTTCCTGGCCATTGTAGTACTCGAACAGATGTTTTAGCCAATGTATTGCATCAGCTTTAGTTTGAGTTGCCGACTCCCCCGAGCCAAGTATGAATGTAAGGCGTTCTGGAATTTGCTCACTTATGGTCATGTTTCGCTCCCGTCATGTTGCCCTATGAATTGTTTAATCTGCTCCTCTGCTTTTAAGCTGCTCCATAGCTCACGTGGCAGGTAGGTATACACTATCTCAAGGGCCGCAACAGTTACTTTATCACTCAAAGGTATTGGCTCATCGCCAAGCAACTCCCATTTAACTATCATAGTTGCCATCTGTTCGATTAAGCGATCCTTGGGAGCTTCGCGCCTCAGCGTGATGAATGTTTTACGGTGCTGTTCAAACAGGTTGACTTTGTGCTGAACTATTGCTATATCACCGTCTCCTCTATCGATTAGCGTGACTGGGCGACCCAAGTTAGGGACACTATCCTCTTCTATTCGCCGTTCAGCTTCAGTACTAATAGATGATATGTCGTTACTCCTCGGAGGCAATTGCTTCAGCATGTCGTCAACAACTGAGAGAGGATCATCCTCTTCAGTGGCTCTAAGAAGTGTTGCATTAACCAAGTGATGTGCCTCCTCCGGTGTGCGTTCAGGTATCTTTCCTTTTACACGCATAGCATTGGTGAATGCCTGAAGGGTGCGTTCAATGGCATCGGGGACAGTGTCAAACTGCTCGACAAAGTCTAGGCAGCCCATTATAACAGTTTCGTCTAGTTCAATCTTGATTAGTTTCATTGTCTTTGTCCTTTGCAACCTCTGGTTCGATACAGTCGATGCCGGCTTGCAAGAACAATCTAGCTTCTTGTAATCCAGCTAATGCACCTCTAAGCGTATCAGCTTGTAATGCCGCTGCTAGTTTTTGCATTGTATCAGCTACTGTTCTATCTACGTATTCTCTATCCATCACTTTTTCTCCTGCTCATCGCTTATTTGTCGCATACTCACCTTTGTGTTAGCAATAGCGAGCGTTATATGCACTTCTATGTCCTTCACCAAAGGATGCTCTGTCCACCTGCCAGGTGTTATACCTTTCATCTTGAATTGTGCCAACTCGAGGAAGCGTAACACCGTATCTAGTTGTGTGTATACGGTGGTGTTCAAATTTTGAACGTTCTCGTTCATACCTTTATCCTCTTCGCTTTACCGTCAGCTATTGCCTGTTCACATAGCGTCATGACCTCACCAGGATTCATGTCAACCACCGATAAGGGGGCGCCTATCAAGTGGGCGGTGAAGCCCTGCTTGACGTCCTTGTAAGCCTTTGTGAGTTCACTCGTATTGCTTTCATAAAGAGTTGCTTGTCGCTCAATCGCGCCAGGGTCTACCTCCTTGTGTGTCAGTGCGTTGTGATAGTGAGCACAGCGTGTTTGGTACAGGAGGAAGTTACTCATTTGCCCACCCCCGCTGTTTAGCGAAGTTAATGAGTGCCGGGAAGACTTCATCATCTAGGACTATAGTATTATCGGGACCGTATCCATTCTCCGTTGTTAGAATAAGCTGCTTGAAACCATTAGTATCTATTTGCTGTACGTATACGCTATCACCTAAATATGCCTTGTCCATATCATCACCCTACCTGTTTACTGGCACTTACCCATGCGTCATTATCTTTGTCGCGTAAAGCGAACATTGTGTTACTAAAGTGAGTACCCACCTCGCCCTGCATGAAAGGATCACCACTTGGAGCAAAACGCCACTTTTGCAGTAACTCCACTAGTGATGCTTTATCTATCCAGTCTTTCATTTCTTGTTCAGTCATGTCAGTGTCACCCATATGAAGGTTGAAAGCATACCACCTAGGAGTATACCTATAGCGATACCAAGGAAGAGGCCTTGTGCAAACTTGCTCATTGTGTTCTCCCGCTTGTAGGCATAATCAAGTTGCTTGATGCAATTGCACTCTGAGCGGCTATAAACTCCTTATAACTGGCAACCATTAGGTTGGTGAAAGCCGCTCTCTTTGTTGCGTCTTGCAGGTCTTTGTGTAGTGCGTCAAAGATGATACCAAACACCGTTCGAATGACGATATCTTGTATATACATCTCAGCAGGATTGTTACTATACTCTTCACGCATATATAACGTGTAGAGGTTGTTAATGACCGTTAGGATTTCATCCTTTTGTTCAATATCCTTCATAACATCAGCAACCGTACCATTTATAGTATCGACTATGACTTTTGGTAAAGGTCTTCCTTTGCGTTCTTTCATCTCACGCTCCTTTGTTTTGCACACGACGGATGTTCTGTTGAACAAAGGTCTTTGTTAGCGTAACCACTTTCTTTATCAGCTTGGTAGGGTCCAGTTTATCACGTACTTCACGTTCCTCCTGTTTGCTGCTAACAAAGAGGTAGCGGCCAACGCCGTGACCGACCATGATCTTCCGCTTGGTTTGACGCTTGGCGCCACGAACACTATTTAGCATCGACATAGTTTTGCTCCTCAGCTATGATCTTACCGATAAGGGTGTTGATGTGAAAACGAGTGCGGGTGTTATCCTCTATGCCTTGCTCGCTTAAGAGCTTTTTTATCATGTGAAGGGCGCTGTCAGGCGCGTAGGTAGTGTCCCAATGCCTGATGGTGTGTGCAATCTCGCGCTTTGTCAACTTCATTACTTGCATATAGTTATCACTTGAGTAGATAGATGATGAGGATAGAAAGCAAGACGCCTGCCGTCATGCCGCTTAGGAATATTTGCCCGGGTGTCATGTTACTCCCCTTTTCACATCATTAGGTAATTGTGTGTGCAGGATCGCTATTCCCCAACCCTTGCTATCCACCCCGTAAGTAATGCCTGAGAAGTGTATGACATGATCTGGAACTGGACCTGATAGTACGACCTCAATGTCATCTGTAAATGGCTCTAGAAACTTTAATAGCTCTGATTTGTCCACGCTATTCTCCCCAGACCCACACCAGATTGACTGGCAGGCCAACTATAACAGGAAGGAAAGGAACGTGGATGCCAAGCGCATTGGCACCTGCATCTATGGTGACGCACGCTAGGATGAGGATAGTCATCCGGACTTGATGTCGCCGGTGATGCGTCAGCACGATCATTTTGACGCCTCCAAGGAGAGTGCATAACCTATGACTATGAGGAAAAAGAGGGCTGCAGCCGCCCAGCTGTATGGACCATGACTAGCAACTAGGCCCAAATAACTGAGGTGCAACCCATTGTGCGCGTGGTGATACGCTTTGTGGTAACGCCTAGCGTGCTCTTGCATACTCAAGTACCCCTGTTTAAATCTGTTCACATCCTTAACCTCTGTTGAAGTAACTGGTTTGTTTGGGTGACATACTTCTTCACCGTGTGCTCACTTAGGTGGAGGGTCATAGCAACTTCACTTTGACTTTCTCCTAGTAACCTATATCTAGTTAATATATCGTAGTGTGTCCTTGGCAGCACGGTTTGTGCTTGCTCCAGTATTTGTTGAACATATATCTCACTCTCTACATCGCTACACGCGGGTTGTAGTTCAGTTATGTTATCTATACTAACCACACGGTTCATTGCATCCAACACGTTACCGTAATGAATGCGCTTGTCGCTAATCACCCACTTGCAATGTGCACACAGGAAGGTGAATGGGAACTGGATGGTTACGCTGTCAGGTAGTGTGCACACTCGGAGCCATACGTCCTGTAGGACGTTATCCACATCCTCATTGTGCATGCCATACTTACACAAACGACCACGGATGAATTTACGTGCTTTGTCCTTGTACACGTAGAGCTGGAGAACATGCCTGTTCATGGTGTTTATCCTCTGTTTCCGGTAGAAGTGCTATCTTGCTCCACTACTACCCGGTTGCCTATAAGGCGGACGAGTGAGGTCATCTGGGTAGTGTAACAATACTAGCGTTACAACAACCGCCATTGCTGCCAAATATAGGATTATAAAGCGCATAGCGGTGATGCCTGTATCACTATTCCCTTTCCTCCAGATCATGTCTCATCTCCTCCAGCTGTTCCCACCCTCTTGTATTGAAGGGGGCAGATAGGATGTACCAAACAAGGCCTATTACTACTCGCAACATGGGCATGACTATCTCCTGTAGAGTAATTCACTTAGGTAGACCAAACTAATTCCGGCGACTACAACACAAGCTATGGTTAGGAACATACAGCCTATCCACAGCATTATGAAGGGTGGGTACTTCATCTTGCTAGCTCATACATAGCCATCTTGAGCAAAGTGTCAATTAGCAACTCATCGTCGCCAGCACTGGCAAGGGAGACTGCAGCTACCAATTCAGCATTGCTAATAGACTTGTAAGGTCCACTCTTGTTGTGGATGGCCAGCCAGGGGCCAGCACCACAGTTTGGGCAAGCATGCACAGCGTGGTATTCATCATCTGGGAGACCTTGATTAGGCCAGCCATCATGATGCCAAGTGTGACCACAGCCAACAGCTGGGACGCCAATTTCTATCTCTCGCTCACTACGCTTGGTTTGTCCGCAAACGTGAGTGTGCATACCAATAGCTGTACCGTATAACAACTTATTGTGTTCCATAACGTGCTCCTATGGCGTCATGAAGGCGATTAGTAACAAAACGAAGCCGAGTGTAATGAAGCCAGCGGCCATCCTATTCCTTTCCATACATCACCCCTGTGCGTGCAAGGAACGAGTTGTTCCAGCTTGTAGGCTCGTATGAACCTACAAGGTGCAACATTACCCGACCGTTATGTTGCTATCGTCTTGTTGATTAGGTTATCCTCACGTATCCACTCAAAACGAGCGGGGCACAATGGATAGAGCTGGACATGAGTGTAGGTGACACCATTAACTATCTTGTTAACGCGCCCCTGGCCGTGTGTCTGCCTAGTTATTTCACACCTCACACCCTTACGGGTAAAGGTAGCACTTGTTGTTACAGTGAACTTGGTCATGTCATAATCCTCATTTAGCAGGCGTGTAGGGGGTGTGCGTCAGCGCTTCACACTGTACGTCAGTGTGACAGCTCGTAACAGCCTTGGTTACAGTAAATAGGAGAGTGAAGGCAAAGAGCGTTCCTATTGCTAGGCCGATGGCAACCAGTGCTATGTATTCAAGCAAGGCTTTCATGCATGCACCTTTCTTTGTTCAACTAGTGAGAGAAACCTCGCTGCTGTGTTGTTGCCCCTCATCTTGAGGACAGCACTGACGATGTGATTAACGTCACTTGGATGACGCATTGCGTAGCGAGCAGCGCGCCCAGGTGTGCGATAACGGGAAGGTGTCTTGCGATTACGCAATGCGTGGTTGGCAAAGATCGCTTTCATGACAGTACTCTTATTGTGTAACGCTCAGTGTGTTACACTTTATTCCCTTGCTCACAACAAGGGTAGTGATGGTTCCAGCTAGCGTCCTGTTATAACAAGGCGCTAGGTGCAACCAGCTTGTTTAGCCTGCCTGCAAGCGTGTGACATACAATGCAAAGGGATAGACTGGACTGTAGTCTATATCCTGCAACATCCAATAACCAAGACAGCTCCAACGATATCTAGGCTTTTTCATGCGGTATACCTTGTGTGACGGGAAAGGGCACGTTGTTCGCTGACTCACTGGCGGTTAGTCAACCTTGATGCAGCGCTTAATCAGGCGAGACCCATTGCACTTAAACACAGGATAGGCCTGTCCCATGTTATCAACTCGCTGCTGCATAGCAACACGTTGGGTGGCCGTCATAGTGGTGCATGCACCCAACTGGGCGAGGGCAATCATGGCGGTGGCAATAAAGAACTTGTTCATGTGAATACTCCCGGTAGTGTGAAGGAACCTTGACTTCGCGGACTCAGCTGGTCACTATCATGCTATGATATAACATAGCTTTATGCTCATAATAGTCTACAAGCCATTCAATCTTTGCATTTGAGTAGGTGCATGGAGGGGGCTCTATATCATGTCCACTCAGCCACTTAACACTATCCAAGCAGTTTTGCCTCCACCTTGGATAATAGCTAGATAATGTATTTTCCACGATTTGTCCTCAATGTGATGTATGGCGACCATAATGGCGATTAGCGCGCGTCAGAACGTTTAAAGGAACCTTGACATGCACTATTCGCATTATTCATCATACCAAATCTATGTGAGTGATGCAACCCCTAGTTCAACAATTTATTAACTAATGCGCTAACGTCCGCTGGTTGTGCTGGCGTAGTGGGGCGTTCAAGGTTTGAACGATCAGAGCGGCCAACTTCAATCTGTTTATCCATCAACTCCTTTTGTTCCTCACTCAGCTTGTTATACACATTGCTAAGGAATAACGGATCACTGCGTGGATCATTAACAGCGTACGTTAGTTGATTAACTTGCTGCACTTTCGCCGCGTACTCGATAGCTCTATCTACTTCGAGTTGCCCAAAAGATACTGCCGGCCTAAGAGCTGCCCTCGTGTTCAAGCACTTATTGCACAAATGGGGATAGTCGGGATGTCCGCTATTCCTTAAAAACTTCCTACAACAACTGCATATGCCAGACTTGTAGCTAGGGTTCCTATACAAGTCAATAAAGGCTTTACTCTTTGCCATCTTTCTTTACCTCACCTGCTTTCTTTACCTCACCTGACGCAATAGGAAAACCGCGCATATCATACTTAACAGATGGTGCATTCATCCTGGCATATTGTTTATCCTTGAAACAACTATTACAGTATGGGCCGTGACTCGTAACCCTATACACACCACAAGTTATGCAAAATCTACCCTTCTCTAACATATCAAGATACCTGTGTGGAAGTAACTATATGTATTATATCATACCTTGGGCGGAGATGCACGAAGTTGGTATGGGTGTTATACCTAAGGATATACATACATCATATCATTATGTATGTATCCATGCACGTAGGGGGTGGAAATTATTTTGGCCTGTCTCACGTCGCCAGGCTGTCTCATGTCACTAGTTCGTCTCTCTACTCTCTATCTCTTCTATATATCTAAAAAAAATATATAAAAGAAAGTAGATAAGTAAGCCATAGTACTAAGATACTAGGGAGTGCTAACCAGGAGATAGATACCATTAGTGGGATAGGGATAGCTTGGGAAATAGTTTCCACCCCGTACTTACATAGATACTTAGATTATGATAGCTAGTATGTGTTCAAAATTTGAACATGTCACTTACATAAACAAAAAGGAGGGGCTGTTAACCCCTCCCGTTATTGTCAAGTCGTTGTATCAAATGCTGTCAAGTCCTCTCCCCTGATTATCATCATCCTCCTGTTCATTAACTGCCTGTAGGACGATATCTATCCCCTTATTGCTTTCCATAAGTTGAAGCAATATAGCTTCCTTCTCTTCCCTAGTCATGTCACTAAGCAGGCGAGTGAGCTTCTCACCTTTAGACATACGCGGCTTGGCACCTTTCAGCATCTTGGCAACCAACACCGTTTGATTGTCGCTAGTTTCATCAACCTTATCGGCTGACTTAAAGGCCGTCCGCCAGCGAATCAGCAGGGTCTCACTCGCCAACGCCAGGATTGTTTCACGTGGAACATCCGTGTAATCAAACGTTGTCCTTAGTTGATAAAACTTATCACTCGCCTTATGCAACGTCACGTGATCCATTACAACAACGTTATCCTTAACGATAGTGGCCTTATCCCCACCGAACTTCTTGCTAACTTCTTTCATACGTCACCTCGCATTGTGGGCGCAACACAGTGAATGTTCCACATGAAACATTATGAACGCGCCCTGATTGTTAAAGAAGCCGATGTAAGCTGTGTCACATCGGTGTGAGTTCATTACGCCATAGGGGCATGCAAGTGTCCAGTCAAGAACTGTTAAGAAATGTCAAGGACTGTCAAGGCCAATGCATAGTTGTGACACATAACAACTATATGTGGCAACGCTCCTTTGCGCGAACAAACCTCTTAGTTATCCCAACAAGTAGTTATAACATATCACTGTTATGCCTTATCATAGGTATATGACATGATACTTATGTGAGCCAATGCCTATAGTGTACACGAAGGGGGCCGTCACCCCCCAAGGTGGGGGCCTGTGTAGAGTTGGAGGCCCCACCAAAATGCTACTCATTTTCACTATGAGGTATTGTACTCAACCACTGTTGGGCTTCGCCCAAGCTTTGTGTTAAACATTGGGTAAAATAACGCAACAACTGCTTGACATATCCACCAAGGTTGTGCAACCTCACATATAGGTAGACGTTCATTGCAGGGAGGTTGCTGCACATCAAGGGGGTTGCGCCCCTTCATCAGTGGGGTGTAAGGTTTATGGGACCGCTAGACTTAGTTGACACTATCCTCTTCGTGGAGGACACCCCAGCAGGACGGCGTAAGTGGAGACTGACTATGGCCCTGACAATGATTGTGCTAATAGGACATACTATCTGGGCTTGTGGACTGTTACCGGGACTTGAAGGTTTTGCACAGGCTGGGGACGTAAAACAAGCACAACAAGCAGTCACCCGCATTGAGGCAAAACTCCTGGATAAGGATATAATCGATACCATTAGACAAAAGTGCACAGCAACTGACAAGCGCTTCCTCGCCAGTCGCCTCCGAGAGTTAAAAGAACAGTGGCGTATCATAACAGGCATACCGTATATAGAACCAGGGTGTGACGATCTGTGATATACACTAACAGGCAATCGCGGAACGCGAACGTTAGTGCCCTATCCACCCATCACTGATGCATACCATGTCAACTGATCGCATACCACTCAGCTACTTGACGGCCTACTTCCAGTTGGTGGTTGGTGTCCTCTTTGTGTTGGGTTACTTTGCGTTCATGTTCACCCTTTTCCTTGGTAACATAAGAGTGGCGGACAACCTCCTAGAGCTAGGTAAGACCCTAGCCATTGCACTCACAGGGGCGCTTGGCCTCTTGTTTGCCTTCCTTTACCTACGTTCCCGTGTAGATAGCCCACCACCCGCTGGCACGACTACTAGCAGTAGCCAGTCGACGGAGGTAGCTAGTAATGCGAATTGATCACTATGTGCATCTATGTGAGGATACTACTCATATACTGCATGATCTTCATAGAATGTTAACGTCTCTCATTTTAAAGGTAAACACTGTCATGGCAAGTCAAGCCCTTTCCCGCACATGAAGTTCATTGTACTAACCACTTTGTTGTTTGCCTCCACCAGTGTGTGGAGCGCCAATCTACCACCAACTATCGCTGGTGTACCCCCCACCACGGCTCTTGTCAGTCAACGTTACGTATTCACTCCAGTTGCACATGACCCTGAAGGACGTAAGTTATACTTCGTCATAAAGAACCGACCGACATGGACAACCTTTAGTTACTCCACTGGAACTATCGCTGGCACACCAGGTAGTGTGCACGTTGGCCTGTATAGGGACATAACGATATATGTCAAGGATGGAGTGAACACCAAGGCCCTCCGCCCATTCAGCATAGCTGTGTTAGCGCCGGTTAATGGAAGTGCAACACTTAAGTGGACGCCCCCTACAACAAACACTGACGGAAGTGTGCTCACCAACCTGGCAGGCTACAAGATACTGTATGGTACCAGTGCTGATGAGTTAACTCAAACGATTAGTGTTAACAGCCCTGGCATGTCAACCTACATCGTGGATAACCTCAAACTCGGTAGTTACTACTTCGCTGTGCGTGCAATTAACGCTAATGGTGCTGAAAGTGCGTTGAGTAACATAGCTAGTAAGGTGATAAAGTGAGTGCACGCGAACTGACGGAGTATGAAAAGCAAGTACGTGTGAACCGTATGAGGGAGGATATAAAGCGCTTGAATAGTGAACTGAAGGTGCTTGATGGTAACGAAGATGTTGTTCAAAATTTGAACACGAGCTTTATTGACATCCTCACGAGTCCAGTCAAATGAATAGTGATAAGGCGAATGCAGCTTTGGATATGATAGAATCCTTTATGCCCAACGTGCGAGGGCGTCGCCCCAACGACTTGCCTAAGCTAACTGACGCTAATGGACGCATGCTCCCGCGTTATTTAGTAGAAAAGGCTATTGGTAAACGTCGAGAGAATGGTGCCCTCAAGCTATCGCGTCTCACCAATCGGCATATGAAAATCATCGGAGCGCACCTACACGGCCTATCGCTTGAACAAATAGCGATGGAACAAAGCGTTAGTGTGGCGACAGTCAGCCGCGTCCTGAACGACCCTTTGGCAGTTGCCCTCCTCCGGAAGGTATATGGCCACCGTGAGGATGAAATACAAGCGCTGGGTGGAAAGGCAGTTGATGTTGTCCGTCGTGCACTGGATAAAGACCAACCGATGAGCACGCAACTCCGGGCTGTTGATCGCTACGCTAAGTTGCGTGAAACCATGCTGCCGAAAGACAAAGCGAATGAGAGTGCCGAAGATGTAATTGCTCGCATGTTGGCGAGGGGTAACATTATCGGGGAAAATATACAGATTAACTTTGGAGACAAACGTGCGCTTACTAACGAATAGCGGTAATGCAACTGGTGCGGATATACCCATCAGGCAGTGGGGTAACCGTGAACTTAGTCATCTCTATACGCTGTTCGTCTGGGGCACGTTTGATGGCTCCACCACTACCCTTGAAATCAGTCCTGACGGTATTCAGTGGTTCAGCGTGACTGGCGTCAGTATAACTAGCAAAACCGCCATCAATGTGGAATTTCGTGCTAGCCACGTTCGCGCTGTAACGGCGGGCGGTGCTGGCGCTACTAGTGTCAATGCCCTTATTAACTAACTGTCGAGGTGTGAGATGACTGAAGTTATAGAAGTAAAGTCCAGTGAGGTTATGCTCAAAGAGCACAGGGAACGCTACACTGCACTAACCACCTACGTAGCAGCGGTAAACAAGCGTATCGAGCCACTCAAAAAGAAGATGGCTGAACACGCTAATGAGAGCGAACGCCACAGGGTGTTGGCAATGGACGTGGCAAAGGAGATAAGCGAGGCGCGTGGTGGTATAGGGTGGTTTGCCATCAAGAAAGAAATAGGCATGCTGGCTAAACTGCTAGGGGGTAAGTGAGATGGCAACTACACAGATTTTCGGTGAGTTGTTTGGTGACATCGGTAAGGGAGTACACAACCTTAGCACTGGTTCCTTCAAAGCATCACTCACTAACACGGATCTTGCACTCGCAACTGGCGCTACATTCAGTCAGTTGACAGAAATTAGTGCTGGTAATGGATATACTGCTGGTGGCCCCACGCTAGATAGTGAAGCCTGGGCGGAAACGGGTGCCGGCACGGACATTTGGCAATTCACCAGTGCGGATGAAGTCATCACAGCGGCTGGCGGCAGCATCGGCCCATTCCGTTACATATTCCTGTATAACGATACGCCGACCAGTCCAGCTGACCCACTTGTCGGTAAGCTAGATTATGGTAGCTCCATAACGATTACCGACGGCAATACCTTTACTATCGACGTAGGGGCAAATGGTTGGTTCCGGTTTGGTCGAGGTACTATCGCATAATGGTCAGTCTGGTTATACGTGCTCGTGATGCGATTGGGCTATTCGGTTTGCCGTTACTCCCTATTGATTTTTACATCAGCCCAACTGGTACAGGTACAGCCGCGAGTGGTGGTACCCAAGCTGATCCCTGGCCCATTACTATGATCAGTAATGCTACAGCACAAGCACGGTATGCCGGTCACACCGTCGGCCTGCTCGATGGGGTCTACGACCTGCACACCGCGATGAATTCGCAGGCGCAGTATTTTGCGCTGCTGAATATTGCCTCTGGATCGAGTGGCTCGCCGTCCGTCATT